ATGTAAAATTTTGTAACTTAAATTCATTATATGATATGTTCTTAGTCATTACGCCATTTACTACTTTAAAGTAGAAATAAAGTTTTGAAACCGTTAACCCATCATCGCATTTTACGTATCCATAATACTCACCCGTATACCCTGATATGCTACTTGTAACCGACCCGCCCAATGTAATTGGTTTCTCTACATTATCATGAGACGTGAATAGCGTATATACTGGCGTTCCACTTGTTATAATGTATATTTCCGTGAATGCCACACGTAAAGTAGTACCGATTGCTTGTGTAGTTATTTGTGCAACATTATTAATATAAGACAGTGTAGTGCTAGGTCCTTGTCTTGCAAATGTTTGCATAATTGGATTGAATCGTAACTTCAATTTATCAATTATAATACCATCCAAATGCTCTGGCAATTTGTAAGTTTTAGCATCATTTGAACCTAGATTAAAAGATTCGTAGGACGTATAAGATGGACTAGATGAATTATATCCTGAAAAGTATGGGCTTGTTTTGATTACTGCGTATAACTCCGCTTCAATTGGTCTTAATGTTGGAATGAAGTTAGTTGTAATTCTATCTTCGCTTAGCATTGTAGCGTCCGATTGAGTGACAATAATCAACGTCAATTCAGAATTAAACCTATCATCGTTGGCGTCAAATGACTTGTCAAAGTTTCTAATCAATGCAACTAAAGGGAATCGTACACCTTTTGTTTCTGAATCCTTCCCCTCACTGATTAACCTACTTTGCAATTCTACCCACGTTTCACAATGGAAGTTTATCGAAGGTACTGTAACACTCGTTTCACTAGATAGATTAGTTTCTACCGTTGATACAATGCTTTGGAAAACATCCGAAACCGAAATAGGTAATTGTGAGTAGGTAAGTGCCATTAGAACCCGAATTTATTTAGTCTGCAAAATAACTCAGCCCATTCTTTCATATAAGTAGGAAAATAATCAGTGCTTATTCCGTAATAATTAATCCCTATATAAGTCGGGTAACTCTCACGATTTGCATACAAATAGCCATGTAGTTTTTCATTAAACTCTACCATAGTATTCCACGCTACAACTTGCTTCATGAAGTTTGAAGCACGAACACCGTTCTCGATGTTCGGCTTCAATTCTCCTACGCCCGTTGTAATCGTTTCGTTGTTATCCAAGATATTATAGTAGGTATAACACGCAATCGGATTATGTCCAACGCCAAAACCTTGCCATTCTTGAGTAATGCCATAAATATCTACATAATCCCCCCCGTCACGAATATCGGTGTAAATTGCGGTGTCTGCGTCTAATCCTGCAATGAACAAATCATAGAACTCCTTACCAAATATCTTTTTTAGATACATTGGTTCAAACTGTTCAATGTCTGCTTGAATAACAGTAGCCTCAACATTACCTGTCGATGGTACTGCATTAGGCAGTATTATTGGCTTCTTAGCAAAGTCGAGATATGTAGTTAGGAACGGCATAATTCTAGTGTACGAATGGGACTAATTTTACTGAATATATGCGCACTGTCTGTGTGCCTGTGCCTACGAATTTAAGCCTGTAATAAAGCCACCTCGCACATTGTGAGCCTCTAGTTGCACCATTTATAAATTTAGTCGAGCCAACCGTTGAACATACGTTTTGTTGTATTCCTGTTAATAATGTAGAACCAACACTAAGACTATCGCAATTATATCCGTCCGTTCCCATGCCTTGCGAATTAATGGCGTACCATGTAGTGCCATCATTAGAACCTTCTTGAATAGCGTACACCGTTGCAGGTGTTCCGCTTGTTGTATCAAGGTTAAAATAGGCTCTATAATTACCAGACGTGTATTTGTTCAAATCCCCTGCACGTGTACTAAAGTAAGTTGTACCTGTATTGGTGATTGTGTCCGCTGACTGTGTTCCCGTTGCATAAGATGTAGATGTAGCCTTATACAATGTAATTTGTGCTTTTGCTGTGTCGTTGCAACTTACCATAAAGCATAAGGTAAGTGATAATAGAAAAATTAATTTTTTCATTGTTTTTAAGTTGTTTTTAATGTTGCAAATCCTTTTGAAATTAGCACCTGTGCAGTATGTCCAGATACTGTATATTCCTTATCGGCTACTAAATTGCCACCAATACCTATTATCGTTTGGTCACCTTCTAATTTAGTTGATTCTGTTTGCACTTCTGCCTGAATAGGTGCTTGTTGTACTTCTACTTCCTGCACTTTAGTTGCTTGTTTTACTTTAGATTTCATGCTTAATTAATTTATGCTACTGATTGTAATGCTGCGATAGCTGTTGCGAAATCACCTTTAATTAAGGCAGTCACTTCGTTCGCTGATGCAAATTGAACCAAACGAGACTCAACAATCAACGTCATTAAGTTGTTTATCGGATCGTCACCAGACGCAACGATTCTGATATTCAAAGCCTCTCGGAATAATACGTGCAACACTTTCATATCACCTCCCAAAAATTCACCACTTGTAACTACAGGTGTTGATATTACTCGCATACCACCAATTACTAAATACGTCCCACCACCTGCAATACTCCAATCGTTATACTCTTTCCATAGTGGTTCCCCTGTTGAAGATTTTAAAGATTTGATTTTTAGGATAGTGTCTGGGTGTACCATAATAGCGTTAGATTCACCAAATGCCAATTCAACTTGATTCGCAACTGCATTGATAACATCAATTTCATTTGCGTATGGTATTGTTGAAGCTGCACCGCCTGCGCTGAAAGTTGTTGCCCAATTGGTAGCACCTTTCAAATAAACTGTTGTGCCTGCACCAGAATACAATTCTGATTCTATTTTAACAGCAACACGCTTCATCATTGAGCTTTCAATGAATGAAATTAATTGAGGCAAATCTGCAAGTAATTCAGTAGATACTTTAGAATAAACCGCAATTTTTTGTACATCTTGACGTTTTTCAACATAAAGTACTGAAATTTGAGTTTTCCCTGCCGCTTCCGCTATGAATATAGGTGTACCTTGTTCGTCTGTTTCCTCAATCCACATAGCGTATTTATTGCCAACTACGCCTGTGGTAACTGCACCTAAATACTTTTCTGCTCTGTGACGTATACCCGAAATAATACCCGTATTTGCAGTCAAAGAATTTTCGTAATCCCCTGCAATAATAGTAGTGGTTTCGGTAATATTCACCGCTGCTTTTATGTGAATATTTTCATTTGGATTCAACTGCTTATTAATTGCACGTTGAATGTCAACATCTTTTTCGGCAAATGCTAATTGTAATGATTCCTTAAGCGTTTTGGGCTTATTAGACGGCATTTGTCCATCTTTTTGCTCAATACGCTTAATTGCAAGTCCTTGGTCTAACAAGATTTTAGACATTGCTTTAATGGTTTCCTGCTCTTTTAATTGTGCCAAAGAATCTTGTAGAAGTTTTGCGGTTTCTTCTCTGTTTTCCGCTGTCTGTTTTTCGAATGCGTCTGCGATTTCTGTTCGCACTTTGCGCATTAATACTTGCTCGTTTTCTGGAAGTTCTTTTATTGATTCCTCAAACTGCAAATCGTTTGCTTTTTTTAAAGCTAGTTTTTCTGCTGGTGTCATTTTTTAAATAAATTTAATTTTTGAATAATTTGTTTTCGGTCTGTTTTGAGTGCCATTCGGCGGCTCTGTATTACTAGGAGTGACCTTGGTCGGCTCTGTTGTTTGTTGGTAAATTCTTGTAGCGTCATTGCTTCCTCCTGCAATAACCATACTACCCTCTTTGTGTATTTTTAACTCCTCAACGCCAAAAAAATACCCTTGTTCTATGGCTTTATCCTTATTGGATATTTCGTTTATTCTACTATCGAAATACTGCTTATTTTGTACATATTCCTTTGCCTTGCTATCAATTCCCATCATTACCTTAACGTATTGCATACGGATGGAATTTTCTAGTTCTGGGTCTGAATCGATTAACGTGAGTGCATCCTTATTTGTAATTGTACTTTTATCAATGGAGAATATTAACGCTTGTGTTTGCCCTTCGTAATCTTTGCCCACAAATTGCCAATCAATATTCTTTACCAACATCTCAACATTTTTCTTCGATGCGATAATGCCTTTAAGGCTCAAATCATGATCTGCACAATAATACACTTTACCTTGTTGGTCCTTAACTGTCTTCGTAAAACACCCGTCAAAATGCACATCATCGTGAGAATCGATGTACTTTGTAGTAGATATAATTGGGTAGATGAAGTTATTTTTAGTTGCAAATCCAATACCCTTCAATGCTTCATCATTAAACACTGCAACGCCTTTTGTTTCCGATTTGTCACAACCTTTGTAGATGTGCGCTTTTTTGAACTCAATAATATTTTCCTCATTCGCCTTTAATTGTGCGAATAACTCATCCTTTGAGGTGAAAGTTCTATCTGGAAAGTATATGGATTTGATAGTCATTAGAATATATTTTGTATAAAATTGCCAAGTAATACGCCTAATCCGATACACGCAACACCTGCTACAATCCCGACTATAATAGCCTTGATATTATCATTATTGAAGTTGTTTGATTCATGCTTAATGCTGAATGATTTTCGTAGTTCTTCTGTGGTGTACTTTTTCATGCTACTTTAAAATTGTTTGCTTTTCTTTTACCTGCTTAATCTTGGTTTCCATTGCCTCCTTGATTTTGAGCGCTTTGATTTCCGCCTCCATCAGTATTGTTTTGATTTCCATTTTGTGTATTATTTTGAGATTCGAAAAGTAATTTTTCATCTGGCGTAAAATCAAACCACCATTTACCCGTCCATTTGGTATTTGGTTCTGATACACCTGCACGTTGTACCATATCATCATAAGTGCATAGATTCATTTTAAAGCCACTTATCAACGATTGTACGTTATTGCGTAGTTCCTCCGATTTGGCTTTCAAATCTTCCTGCATACATGGAATGTGTGAAAAGTCGGTAACTATTTTTAAATTATAATTTTCACACTCCAAAGATTCCATTTCCTGCTCATCAATAGATTTTGCTCTAGGTATTGTATGGTTTTGATATTGGTTTTTTCCTGCTTGTATTTTATTGTTATTTGCCACGCCTCCCAAATCTCTAGCCAATAAATCAAACTCATACCCTAGCACATCGCACATTGTTGCACTATCCGACTTTAATTGCTCCATCAATTGAAGTGCTGCAACGGGTGGCATGACTGCGGTGAATGTCATAGGCTTTGCCGAAAATGCTAATTCACTTTGTCCGTTTCCTGTTCCTAATTTTCTCCAATCATCTTGCAAGGTTTCTTTGTCTGTCTTGGATAGGACCATAGGACCACTAACATCGCTTGATGATGGAGAAGCAAATCCCCATGCACTTGACACCGCTCTTATTCTATGCTTATAATTTGCAATAGAATTGTTTATAGGATTCTCTAAAGTTTTTAGTGGCGATTCTGGCAAATAGCCATTATTCCTTGATTCAATATTCGATGCAACATAAAAATAGATATTCTCAACATCTCTAATAGTTGTTTTTATTCCATTTTCTGTATATTCAACATAATCTATCAAGTCCGCCTTATTCGCACAAAAAAACATTGTAGTTTTCTTCCAAACAATATTTAGGCATTCTGGTTTTAGTAGTCTTCGTGATTGAATCCCAAAACCTGGCACAACTTCTTTGTATTCCGCTATCCAGCCCCATGAATCTAAGTAGATAGAACGAACTGCAGCATATTGCGCTCTGTTTTGAAATACATTTGGTTTATCAATAAGTTTTCGAATTGCCTTAGCATCTTCGCTAACTGCAGGCTTACCATTTGCTTTTTTAACGGTTGTAATTCCGTTGGCAATCTGTTCCCCTTTGCGAAAAAGTATCGTTGAAATCTGTGGGCATTCGTTGATTGCTTTGATTATAGTAGCATTGGAGTTGATTCCGAAGTAAGAATGCACGCTACTAAATGCTTGAAGATTTGCCCAACCGCTAAAATCAGTAACTCCTAACGGGTCAATGCTTTTTGTAACAATAGGCAAATCAGCACCGTATTTAATGCCGAATTTGCCTATTTTAAGCTCAAATTTACTCAAC